TTGCGTGTCATTGTAATGGCCTTACCTTGCAAGTTGGTCAATATAATGTCTTGCTCTGGAACGTCATCATTAGCAAAGTATACTACAACCCGATTTTTTAATAGTGCTTCGTTTTTTAGTCGAATTGAGTTTGCGCTATTGTATTTTTTATTTCTGCTTTTTACTTTTGACATTATTAAGGTCCTTTTAATGCATTAACTACGACTTTTGAGTAGCTTAATATATGCTTGATAACTTCCATCGTCCACCCATTTCCAGCCATCTTGTTGACCCCCACTTGATATGGGTAACCAATATTGTGAATGTTGAGTCTTGCAATATATCACCAACCTTAAATCTTGCATTGCTAATTGCATAATCACGCATAAGCTTGTTGCATTCAAATTTGGCAACTCTGTTTATTTCACTTAGCTTCTCTTTTAACTCTTCCAACTTATCCATTCTTACACCCCATTTTAATTAAGCCGCTAAGCAATAACAGTGAAGCTTATTATCCCGACAGTCTTCACACTCATAACCGCAAACGCGCTTAACTACATCTTCGCACATAATCCGCTTTTCATTCATTGCTGCTTTGTATGCGTTTCTTCTGCCAGCTAATGATAATCTTCCTACGTATTGCCTTTCTTTAAATGCTTTGTTCATTCTTATATCCCCTATTGTTACTTGCGTTTATTTGGCTTATCAAACTTTCTATACCACCCATCAGGATGATTAACTTCCATACCAATCAAATTGAAATCATCTTTCCTTGGTGGTGAAATTTGATACATAAATTCGTTTAATTGCTCTGTAGCATATTTTGAATCACAGCCAAGCGCCATCATAAGCTCAGCAACAACTTTTTTCTTATTTAGCATGCTTATATCTCCTATTGTTGTTTAAACACCTAACTTTTTACGTGCAAAATCAATAAATAATCCGCTTGATGTTTTAGCTTCTTCTATTTTTTTCTCTAAAATTGCATTCTTTTCCTTCTCTCTGTTAAGTGCTTTTTGCATAAACCCAACCTCTTCATTAGCATCTTTAATTCTAATTCGTTTAACGTACCTATCGTGATCTTTTCTTATTTGCTCAAGAGTTAAATTAATAGCTATCTTCAATAATTTAAACTCATAATTACGAGCTCTACCTTCGTTAATTCGCCTAAGGCTCCATGTTAAGCTGTCTAGTTCATTTCTAAGCGAGTAATAAGCCTCATCTTGTTCTTTTATTTTTTCTTGTCTCTCTTCTTTTGTTAATTTCATTGTTAACTCCTATTGTTGTTTACTGTCTAACTTATTTGTTTTTAAGTCTGTAAGCATTGATACCATCTTGAATACTAGCGAATGACTCAGTCACTTCTTTTTTATGCTCAACTAATCCTATACGCCCAGGCAGTGAACTAGGCAAAAATTCAACGGGTGTTTTGTCGTAAGTTTCATATACGCTAATAAACTCTTTCTTCTTCCAAGTCATTTCTGTCTCAGTTGAATTACAAAGCTGCTGCCATGAGCCTAATGATTCTAAAGCCATTGAGCAAAAACTCATTCCGTTAAACAAACTTAATACATTCATTATTTATTGCCCCTGATCTTATCAAAATCCAAGTGATTGTAAGAGCTGGCGCAGTATTGATCATCCCATCGTTCTGTTCTAATTCGGATAACCAATGATTCGTAGCAATTTATCTTAATCATGCGTTTGTAGCCACTTATGCCTATTTGCATAACTATTTGCTGTTGTTGCTCAATGCTTAATGGCTCAACTTGCTTTTTTTTATCAGCATAAATAGCACCAGTTAATGACAATAAAACGACAATAAGCAGTATTAAAATGATGAATTTAGAGAAAAAACTGTACATTTCGTTGTTATTTTTCATTTTTATCAAACCCTTTTAAGTGCGCGTAAATATCAAAAGCGAATACAAGCGCGTGGATTACTATAAGTAAGGATAAAGATGCCATTGTAGGTGTTTTAAGCCAAGTTCCATCTAGGTAGTGCGATGCTGCAGAATGTGCATAGACCATAATAATGATCAATGCCAGTAATGTAATTATTTTTTTCATTCTAAGTATTCCTTGTTAAAATTTTTATGTTGCTTTGCTTGCGTTTGTTGTTCTGGCGTTAATTTTGAACCACTTAACTCGTTAGCTTTTAGCTCAATGTACTTTTCAAACGCCTCGGCAACTTCATCAAGTTTTGCGATTGGTGCTGACAGATTTTGAGATGCAACGCCATTAAGTGATGCAGCTTTTACCTTGCTAAATCCGCGACAATAATAATCTTTTAACCCTGCAATAAGTTCGGACCTAGATATTTTTGTTACGCTCAATAGTAGGTCAATTTTTGCCGGTGACTCCATACCTTGCGACAGGTAGTTTATGCGTAATGACTTTCTTGCTCTGGTCATTTTTTATTAACCGTGATTGAACTAATACTGGCTTTGTCACCAGTGCTTTTTGGCTGCAAACCACCGCCAGAAATATTATTTCCGCGACTGCTTGGTGACATTTGAAACCGATCAAAGTAGTACCGCAAAGCAGTTTGTGCCTCTTTCTGCATAGCAACAGCAGGGTTTACTTTTGATACGGTAGCGCGATCACCTTGCACTCGCATCATCATTCCTTCTTCAGCAATGCTGTTTGCACACTCGTCCATTAGGGCCAAATTCAAAGCCATCATGCCAATTGCATAAACGTCTTGGTCGCGTATAGCAATCTTAGCCTCCATCATGGTGTCGATCACTTCACCATAATAATAAAGCTGCTCACTTGTTCGCATAAACGGTGGTGGGTTGCTTTTTAAGCTCACGCTAATCTTCCTCTTTCTCTTTAAGGCAGATGATATACCATCTGCTTGCAAATTCATTGATAGATGTTTTCTTGTAATCATCTGTTGAGAATTTAGGATCCTTGTACGCCTCAATGATAATAACCTTTGCTAGCTCATTATCATCAACAGCATTAATGACATCGATTATGTTTACGCCAGTCTGCCGACTTTCCATGATGACTCTGGCTAGGCTGCTAACCCCTTGGCAGTTGGACTGCTCTGCATGAGCAGATAATGGTAATAACAATGCCAGTGATAATATTAATTTTTTCATGAATTTCTCGCTGTTTTCGTTAATTGAGCATCAAATATAAGCTCTATTTTTAAACCTGTCAATGTTTATTTTTACTTATGGGGGTTTAATAATTAGCTGAATTCACTCACAGAAAAGGGAAACTGGGATAGATGGCACGATAGTTGCATAACCAAGCACCCCCCCCATGTAGCCATTATAGAATGCGCCATTCAGAGCATGGCTCTACAGGACGCATCACGTGTGACTATAAAGCATAGTGCTTACTATCATTTATCGTTAGGTATGGCGGGGCATGGCATAATATGTCGCAATATATAGGTATAATATAGAGCATTGCATAAGGTTAATTGTGGGCGGTCGAATAGCTCATCAAGAGAACGCTATACGATTATGTCATTATTGCCTATGTCATTATGTAGTGACGAAAGAGCGCACTATGCACACCTGCACTATCTGGTATGTTTTATATGATTAGATTATTGGTACTGAAAAGCGGGCAATAAAAAGCCGCAATAAATGCGGCTATGGTGGCGGGTATGTTACTTTGCTGTTAGCTATCCCAACTTATCAATAAAAGTATAGAATCATCATCTTGCGATAGCTTACGCGCTTCTATTCGTGCTTGCTCTAAATTGATGGCGAATACTTCAAGATCAAACGCTTGCTCTTTATCTTTCATACGATCGATGAATAAGTATTTTTTTAACATGCCATTAAACTCCCATCAATTGATCTATCTGCTCACTACTATAGTGCAGCAATGATTCAACCGCTAAACACCACAAAACAGGCACATTATCACGCTTTAATGTCGAGCTAACAGTATTTGCGCTTACATTAATAATCTTTGCAAATTGACCCTGTTTAAGTCCAATAAGCGCGAGTTTTGATCTAAATTCGTTGCTGTTCATTTTATTCGCCTTTATTTGTAAGCTAAAATTTGTTCGGCTCTTGATGAAGAGATGCCCATTTGCAAAAACAAGATAATGCTTTTTTCATTATCTAAGTTTTTGCGACTGCACTGTTTTAGTATTTTAAATTCGTAACTATTCATAATACCGCGATCCCTTTTTCTTTTAATAGAGTGGATAAATAAAAACCTGTATTGATTTTATATTGAGCTAACTCGCTAACGCTATTTTGAATGTTCCAAGGTATTCCGCGATCATCTAATAAATTAGACCAATGACCGAAATTAGTTTTTATACCTTCCAAGTAATGGCATGACAATGCAAAAAAGAACCCTTGCAAGTGTCTGTATTGATCTTGTGTTATTGTTTTCATTATAAAACCACCTTTTTGTTATGAGTGCGGATGTAATGGAATTCATACAGCTTTATATTGTCACGGTTATTGCTGCTTTCGTGATCAAAGATGCTTTTTAGTAAATCGTGATAAATAGGGTTATCAAAGCTATCTAATTTTTGACTGTCCATTGCACCAAAAAGATCACGAATAGCATTAAAATTCTTACTTAATAATTTTTGTGCCCTTATTAGTTTTTTAATATCTAAATTTTTAAGTTTTTCAATTCTTTCCTCACTGCCTTTTGAATAGCAACAATCTAAATTGTAGAATTTTGAAGAATCAACACCATTTTGATCATGGTATCCAATTAAATGATTTTGCTTATCTATCTTGTTGAATATATGAAATTGACCATGTGAACTATTAAACTCGAATTTATCAGGTAACACTTTTTTACTAAATGTTCTAAAATTAAATTGCTTACCCTCTACACTTTTTAATATTTCTAATACTTCAAGGTGTGAATTTAAATCACATTCGTTTTTTGCTAAATGTTCTTTGATCATTTTATTAACTGTTTTCATGATTACTTACTCGCTTTAGTTAGTGCAAAAATTATTGTCAATTCGTTTAAGGTGTATTTTGTGCCGTTATATAAAAACATTCTTATTGCTCGCTTTCGTTAACTTGATGCAAACAAGTATAAACACAATTAAACATAAGTAAAGTTATTTTGTACAAATAATTTGCATTAATTACCCTTGCTATATAAGAGCAACAAAAAAACACAATTCTATATAAAACTCTTTGACTGACAAAGCCGCACGAATTCACGACAATTTAACAGCTACAAAGATTTGCAATTATACCGATTGATTGTTGATTACGTGCTTATTGATTGGATTTCGAAATACCCCTATTAGGAGCGTTTGAGAGTGAAAATCGAAATACCCCCATTACGATCGTTTGAGAGTGAAATTCAAGATACCCGCATTACGATACCGTTTTTAAAAATAGGCCCATCCGCATACTTCTGAAATTATTTTACAAACATGTAATAACCATGCTCATCTTTCTTTTGACTGCGCTGGCGTTTGGCTAGATTAGTTTTGATAATGTGATGTCGCTTGCATAGTGATTGTAAGTTGTCGATATCCCACATTTCACCACCATCTTCTATTTCGTGAATATGATCTACTTCCTGAACTGCCCTGGCGATATCATTCAGTAAGCAATGCTCACATAATGGGTTAAGTGTGGCTTTTTGTTTGCGGAGTTTTTTCCAACGATACGTGCCATAAATGCTTTGACCATGCTCGTTGTAATGATGTTTGTATATTCGTTTGCGTTCTTCTGGCGGTACTGAAATGTGAACTCTGACATGCTTTTCACATCGAGGGGGGCGGTTGTCGCTAACATCAACGACAACCTTGCATCCAGATTGGGTGCATAACTTCTTCATTACTTTTTGGTTTTGGTTGATTTGTCGCTCAAATCCGGTGCATCCATTTTATTACTTAACTCGCTATCATCCATTTTTTTAAATGATGATTTATTTTCTTCGTAATACTTTTTTGATACTACTAACTTCTGACCAGACTTGGTTTCTGCTAGAACTTCATGTTCTTTTAATTCAGCCATCTTATTCACCTGTAGTTAATTAATAATTGATATCAGAGCCGACTATAGCACTAATGATTTAAAATTTCTTCCCGTTGCTTTTAGCGCGATTATTTAGCTTATGATCACTACGCTCTTGATTGTAAATTAACTTCTCGACCATAGCACCACCAAGATCAAGCTCCATTGCACCGGCTAGGTCCATAATTCTAATCATGGCATCAGCCAGTTCTACTTCAACCATTTTGCGATGTGGCAAGTGATCGTCCATTAAATCTTTACGCGCACCTTCCATTGCTTCGGTAATTTCAGAGTGAACAAGGCAAAGCTTAGTGGGGATAACGAATGGTGCATTAACATCAACACCATTCCACCAGCCAGAATCAACAGCTAGGCCATGGCATAAATCAGTTGCATCTTCGATACCCTTAGCAATAGCATCTTTGTTTTTTAGTAACGTATTCTTATTAAAGCTCATCATCAGACTCCACAGGAGCGCGAGAAACGTACATCAATGGAATTGCCATACGAATGGCTATCGTTAGTTTAGATAGTTTCATTGCGAGCCTCCAAAGCCGATTCTTGGTATGCAATTGCATCTTCCAACACTTGTGCTTGTTTTAAATGCTTATGCTCGTTGTTTTTGATAAACGAATACATACTTTGCTCAGACACGTTATTGTCATTTGCTGCGACAATTCTGCGTTTACCTGCAAATAAATGCTCATAAACAGCTCTGGTTGTTTTACTCCATTTCTGTTCATCACCATGCAATAGTTTAAATTGCTTCTCTGTTTGTGCTGCCATTTTTAGTCCTAATTAATAAAAACATTAGCGACAATATTAAATCATCAAACAAAAATAAGCAACAATATACTCAATTTTACTTAATTTTACTGTTCGGGGCGGATTTTATGCTATTTTGGGCGGGTTTATACGCCCGCGCTGAAAGCCTTGCTGTGTATGGGTTTGCGCTGTTTTACCTGAAAACCGTGGGCGGGTCAATACGCCCGCGCTACAGCCCTTGGTATATAAGGGTTTATAGTATATATATATATAAATAGGGCAGTATATTAATAATAATAATAATAACTAATATATACACCAATAAATAAACCTACTTACCTTTATTTTTTTACACTTTTTTTATATATAGGGCATGATCGCGAAAAACCCGCCCATAACGCGTTAATAGAATGTTGCATCCCTTGGTGTGTATGGGCTAGAGCGCGGGCGGATTTTTTGCCCCAAACTGCCCTAAACACGCCCACGTGGGCGGATCTTATTTTACGGATCTAGTGGTTATTGATGGATTTACATCTACCAATAAAACATTTATGTTGCTATTATGTGTTTAAAAAGTCGGCATGATTTATGCTTTATTTGAGGGATTTTTAGTGGCACCAAAAACAAGCAAGGCAAAAGCAATGATGCCGAGCGGTAATGAATGGGCGAAATTAGTCACCAGCAACCTAGTAACTCTGCTCGGCGCTTATATGGTACTAACCAGTAACCTTGAATCTAACGACAACACATTCCTAGCAACAGTAATAAGCAGACTCGAAACTGTTGAAGCTAATAATCTAGTACTAACATCACAACTTGTTACGCAAGGCATTGAAATTGTCAAGTTACGTGAAGAAAACGCAAAACTACGTGGCGAACTCACTATCAGCGTAACCAGAACCAGCTTATTCCAATCTTTTCTCGACAGCCTGCCATTTCCTGCATGGATAAAAAGAAAAGACAAAGATGGCGTGTTTAGAATGGTAATGATCAACAACGCATACGTGCATAAATTCGGCAAGTCAAAAGCAAGATATAAAAACGCTACTGATGAAGAAATGTGGGGCAAAGAAGTTGCCCAAGGGTTTGTCGCAGCAGATGAAAAAGTATTTAAATCAAAAGGGTACCTGCTCACCAAGGAGCTATTCCCCAAACGTGGGGGGACATCAGAAGCTACGTGGCATAGCGTATGGAAATTTTCTGTTATGTTAGGGGATGAAAAATATGGAGTTGGTGGTATAGTTGTAGTAGATTTTGTAACAGATACACATCTAGACAGTTGAATATGAAACTAAAGAGAATTAGCAGTAATAAATGGCAGTTGTTAGATGGTTAATTGGCAATTAAAGGTTAGATGAATATGAAAGTAATTTTTACTAGAAACAATAGCGTAGCGAGTATATTAATAAGGCTTGTTACTTGGTCAAGATGGCATCATTGCGGTGCATTAACAGATGATGGTCAGCATATTATCGAAGCAACGTTATTTAATGGCGTAGTAAAAACACCGATACGTGATTTTCTAAAGCGATATAAAAAAACGTCATTAGTTGAAATAAATTGTAATGATAAATTCGCACAAGAGTTTTTGAATAAGCAGATTGGTAAGTGCTATGACATTAAATCAGTGCTAGCGATACTATTTAGAGTCAAACAAAAACCTGATAATCACTGGTATTGTTTTGAATTAATCGCGGCAGCTAGTAGGTTATTTCGTGACAGTAGAGTTTCAAGAATTACAGGTTCGGATTTATGGGCTATTAGTAAAGATATTAAGGTTGATTAAATGAAATTATTATCAGAGTTTGAAACTTTAGAATTAGCACAAGCGCATGTCGAAACATCATACAAGCCAATTTCTGCTGGTGTCTCATCACAGTTTTTCGGTATCGTGGGTATGCTTGACGAGCTTGAAGCTAACGTAACTAATACAGAGTTAGTGCAGTTACTTGAAGGTATGCCACAAACGACTATAGGCTCACTTTGTCGTACTGTATTAAATAGCGCGAGCACAACAGGATTTGCATCAAACCCAACGAAAGAGGACGGGATTCTTAACCGTGCAGGGGCGCAAATACTAGTAGATAAAGGCATATTTCAACAGCCATTAGTTGATCTATTCTGGTCTAAAAGCTTAGTCACCACAAAGCCGCATGAAAACGCTACGCTTTCACAATTCAATAGCGCAAAAGGTCTATATAAATCCATATCTATCAACTATCAGCCAAGCAAGGATATTGTAATCACGCTAAACGCTGATTTAAGCGAAAAAGTGGCGGCCACAATATGGCGCACAGAAGCAGGATTTAACGCTGAAAATGCAGGACGTAACGTACACATACAAGATGCTAAAAAATATCGCATTGATATGAGTGGTAAAAAATCAGGTAATTATGAGATCAGAATACCGCTGCTTGATGCTGATTTTAGTGTTGAGTTAATCTAATGGCCGTAGCACTCAAGTTTAATGGCATAAATAACTATGTACAAACTCCATCTGGAGGAAGCGCTGTAACTGCTCTAATGCCAACCGATGAATGGATGATTGAGTTCAAAATAAAAAGGGTAAACGACAGAGCGATCCAATACATACTTACTAATTCTTACGGTGGCATAAGAGTTTACTTTAGAGACACGATAGGCGCACTAACTATAATTACAAATAACACCATTCACACTTCGATTGTAGTGCCTAATGATGGTGAATTTCATATAGTCAGAGTAGTGCTTAGTAATAGTTTTGATACAGTTAAATGCTACCTTGATGACATGGTAACTCCTGTCGATATACTCTCAGGGAAAGACGCTAGCTTTGCTGTTCATGGTGGCGGCACTGGTAGCTTGCATAGAATATTATTAGGTAGATATCAACATACAAGTGGTGGTTGGTTTGAGGGAGAGATTGAGTATGCTCACTTAAAAGACTTAGCAGGAGATGCTGAGTTTTATTTTAGTGCAGAGGCAAGCGACCGTGAAATAACAGGCGCACAACCTGTTTTAGTGGATACAATTGGCAACAATAATGCCACAGGAGTTAACTTTCCCACAGACGGTAGCGCGTGGGTAGATTTAGGCGGTGGTACAGTAGATCTAATATTCTCTGATTCGGAGCAAAAGCCAACATCAGACAGTATTGCAATACAAAACATCAACCAGTTATCTTTTTTAGATTCATTATCGCAACCAGCTAGTGATTCAATATCGCTTGAACTAATAACAGAATTGCTATTTAGCGATTCACTAGCTCAACCTTTAGCTGACAGCATTACGCTACAAAATATTACCGAGTTATTACTTAATGATTCTTTGGTGCAACCTACTTCAGACTTAAGTACGTTGCAAAATTTAACTCAACTAAGTTTTACTAGTTCAACGGCTAATGTTAGTAGTGATTCAATAGTGATTACTCAGCAGGGTAATCTATATTTATTCGATAGTATTATTCAGCCTAAATCAGACACGTTAACACTAGAGAATATCGCAGAACTATTAATTAGTGACTCAGTTGTTAGCTTGTCTAGTGATAGTATCACTATTGAAAATCTGAGCCAGTTACTATTTAGCGATAGTGCTGTGCAACCTACTAGTGACACAGTAACAATAGTAAACGCTCAAGGCTTGGTATTTAGCGATAGCACTATACAGCCAACTAGTGACTCTATCACGATTGAGCTATATACTGAGTTAAGCTTTAGTGACTCAATTGTGCAGCCACTATCTGACAGCATAAATATAACAACACAAGTAATGCCATTTTTTGGCAATAATGACTTACTATTAATCGACAACACTATCCGTTATCATTTAATTGATAATACAACTGACTACAGGATCAAGTAATATGACCATTTATAACAACCCCGAAATTTATGACCCATCAGGCTCAGTAGATCAGTTAGTAGCTGATGGTAACTCTATTGCGCTAATGAGTAACTACTCGGATTCATATGCGACTATCACTGCAAATGCAGTGTATACCTATACACCATCTATTGCTAAAACAGCTTTTAATGGTGGCTTTAAAGCTGACGTTGCTGCAGCGACTAACCAGACTGAACCTACAAATTCAGGTGCTATCATCAACTACGCAATTTTAGATACCGTTAACTCTAAAGTATTGCATGTAGGTGAAAGCTCTGGTGTTAGTATTACAGCAGGGAATCCATTTAACGTACCAGCATTTAGCATTAAGTTCCCTGCAGCTATAGCTTCATAGGTGATTCATGGCGGCTAAACAGGTATGGCTAGGCAGTGATGATGAGATACTCATCACTATCCTAGATAAAAACAAAGTTGATAGCGAAAATCCGCAAGGCACACCAATACCATTTATTGATAATGGCGTGTCGAGTATGAAGCTTTTTCGTGATGATAACGATGCTGTTATTGCGAACAGTGCGGATAACGATGGTAAGTTAAGCTATGACAATGCAGGCAATATAACAATTGCGCTTGGTAGTGTTGAAAGCACAGCCATAGCAAAAGACAGAAGTTATGAAACGTACATAAAAGCTTACAGTGTAACAAAGCCAAATGGTCAAACGATTGTTCATCACAAGCGATCAGACAGTAACCTATCAGTGACATTCAATTAGTATAGGCCCGTAAAGGGCTTGTATCTTTCTAAATAAAAATAAACATAAACATATTGACAGTGATATTATAATCGCTATACTTGATGAAAATTAAGTAAATCAACCAGCGAGAATAATAATATGTCATTCATTCAACTTTGCGATAAAAGCAAGCACGATTTTCTTAACGAAGATGGTAGCCTAAATGTATTTCAGCCTAACATCGAAGTTATAGCTTTTGCGCTTTGCAATGTTAATCGTTTTACTGGTCACGTAGGGCAGTATAGCGTTGCGCAGCATTCCATATACGTCTATGAGCAGGCAAAAATTGCACACCCAAGCGATTACAAGCTACAGTTATCGGCTTTGCTACACGATGCGCCAGAGGCATACTTAAATGATATGTCATCACCGCTAAAAAAACTAATTCCTAAGTACCGCGAAATTGAAGCGCACCATCACAATGTTATTGATGATTTTTTCAAGATCAATACACAAGATGATCGAATAAAAGAATTTGATCTGCGTGTGCTTGCTACTGAAGCTGACAGGTTTGGCCTTGATATTGTCTCTGAAGAATTAAGTGCTACAGGTATTTATCCTTACCTAATGATAATGCAAGAAATGAAACCTAAAGATACTTACATCTACTTTATGAGTATTTTTAATTTCTTGGAGCAAGCACAGTGAGAAAAAGGCGTAAAGATCCAAGACCGATCTGTGATTGCAACGCCTATAATTTCCCACACAAGGTTGGAGGTAAGTGCAATGGGAGTGAGTTTGCTAACTTCCATTTTTACAACGTAAAGAGCGAGTGCGAGTTTTGCAACTGCTTAAATGATGACCAGACACCAATTTCGTGTGACGTGGTTGATGGTACTGAGTCAATATATGAGGGCGAATGCTATCGTGATGCTGCTAAGTACAGCTCTGGTGAGCATTTAATATTGAGTTTTGAATTGGAAGAAGAACATGAATAGAACACCAAAACAACTAGTTTATAAATCAGTTTTTGATCGATGCCTGCAAATAGGTTGCGACACCTTATCTGCACACGAAAGAGCTAAATTAACAGCAGAAAACTTTGAGAAGGGCAACTACCAAGGTTCAACATCAAAGTTAATTGATGGCGCGGTTAGTTCCGCAAAAAGCCTAGTAAAAAAGAAGGTGAGATGATGGATATTAAACTGTTAAAAAAGGGTGATGTTATTCGTGTGGTTCGAAATTCACGCGAGTACAGGGTGCTTGTGCCACCTAGCGTGGCTAAGTCGAGAGATTTTCTGTGTGAATGCAAAAAAACACGCAAAGCTACTTCTATCGATATAAGAACAAAAGTAGTCATGGTTAAGGAGGCTAACAATGGTAGCTAAAGCTTATCATAGCGGTGATAAAGAGGCTGATAACTCGCAGACTCCTTGGTGGATCATTCGACAGCTAGAGGCGGTCATTAATCTAGATATTATCATTGATGTTTGTGCAAGAGAAAACTCAGCAAAGGCAAGTGACTGGTATACTGCTGAAGATGATGCGTTAAAGCAATGCTGGTCAAGCAAATACATTTACCGACAAAGAAATTCTTACCATGAGAGAGGCTCTAATGCTGCGTGCTTTATGAATCCACCTTTTTCCATGGCGAAAGAATTCACTTCCAAAGCCGCAGATGAATCAAATTATGGCGTTGTAACTCTTGGTTGTGTAAAACATGCGCCTGATGCTGATTGGTTCCAAAAAATGGAAAAGCGGGCCACGTTCATCTATGTGCCAGATAAGCGCATTCAATTCTTAAAACATGATGGCACACCATTTACGCGAATTAATCCTAACAATGGCAAGATAGTTAGGTCCGGTGCTAATTTTCCGCTTTGCTTTCCATTATGGACACCATTCAATAATGGTGGCGAAGCAAAGTGCATTCGATTTAAAACCGACAAAGAAAAGTATTCATAATTCTTAAACTACTTTAATAGTTCATAATAAGCATAATTATATTTAGATTGAATTTTAGGCCAACAAGATAGTATTCTGTTTGGCCCACAGCAAAGGCAAAATTTATGAATAGTTTTTCACCATCAACCGCGATTAAAGACATCAATATGTCAATAGTTGCCGAGGCGGTAAGCGCAGGAATAATGCCAGCGCGATTACTTATCGAGCGAGGTTCATATAAAACACTAGGTGCAATAAATCATTGGGATGCCCCGATAATGTCTGACTCGCTTGAGCCAGAGGAGCGTGGCAGCAAAATAAGATTGGCTGAAGAAAAAAACCTACTTTCTGATCTATGCTGGTCAATATCTAAGGCGATACAGTTTCCAGTAAATACTATTTACGCGCATGGTATGGGGGTTGTTGCTAGTGCTATGAGTAAATCATTCTCATTTGAATATGGTCATAGTACCAAGCCGGTGAACCTTTATGTTGTTACCGCGCAACCACCATCAACAGGTAAATCAGGCGTTAATGAATTACTAGTTGAACCAGTGCATCACGCATTTGATTCGATCAATGAGAGAGCCATTGTCGAGCGTAAAAAAGCCAAGATCCGCATGGCAGCAATTAAGCGCGAGCTCAAAGATGCAGCAAAGAACCCATCGGCAACTGACGAGCAAAAATTTGCACTTGAAGATGAGATGACTGAGCTTTACAAGATGCACGACAAGCACACTGTTTACACTTATGCGCTTGATGATGCTACACCTGAAGCTACTGCAAAGATAGCACTTAACCAGAAGGGCTTGTTTAATATCATCAGTGCTGAAGCTGACTCGATAAACATCATTCTTGGTGGCGTTTACTCTGACAAGAAAGCTAACTTTGGCATATTTCTAAAAGGATGGGATTCTGAAAGGCACCATGTGGCCAGAGCAAGTCAAGAAGTAATGTCTGGTCGCGTTACCGGTAATATTTGCGTTATCGCTCAAGATGAGTCAATCAAGACAATACTTGCTGCTGGTGAAAGTGGACGAGGCATTAGCGAGCGATTTTTACTGGTTCGAGAAAGTACCTTTTTGGGTAAGCGAGTTTTTGGCAGTCAAATCAGGGTTTGCGATAAGCTACTAGCAAAGTATTCAAAGTTGATCTTCAATATTGTGCGAGAAGATGGCGTAACACTACAATTTAGTGCTAAATCAAAAGACATAATTAATGAGTACCGTTCATCATTAGAGCCTGAAATGGCTGATAATGGGCGTTATGGAAACAATATGATGCGAGGGTTTATTGGTAAAGCAGATAAGCAAATAATGAAAATAGCCAGTGTCCTTCATGTTATCGAAAATTGGCAGGAAAAAGGTGATAGATCTACTCAGATAGAAGATAAAACTACTCAATCTGCTATTAAATTTTTCAAGGATATTGTTGAGTCTTATATTACTGCTGCAGATGAATTAGGCTTTACAGGTTGCGAGTCTGAATACATTAAAGTCGAAGAAAAGCTACAGCAATATGCTGAAAAAGGCAAATTAACGATGAGTGTAGCCCAGTTAAGATCAAACCTTAAAAACATCAAGCCATTCACAGGTACGCCAAACCTAACACACAAGTTAAAAAATATACTTCTACCGGCTATGGAGTCCAACAATATCTGCGTAGTTCATGATGGCAAGATCCATATCAATCCGTACCTAAAGGGGTAGAGTATGACTAATGATGAGTTTTTTGCAGAATTTGGCATGACAGTTAATCAAGCTAAAGATGTGCTCAACAAAAAGAAACAGCGAAATCAAGAGTCTCTTGAGAGAATGATGCTTGAAGTGGAAGAACTAAAAGGCAAGCAATCACTACGCAGCAAGCTTGAATGGTTTCAGAATCTAGATAAGCGTAAGCGTGAGTTAGAGGCATTGAAAAATGGCAATTAACTACAAAGACATACAAGCAGATTTGAGCGGTATGTGGCCTGACATACTGTTGATGTACGGTATTGATGTTGGTGATTTTAAAGGTCTTAATACAAAAAATGGACCATGCCCCTGCTGTGGTGGTGATGACCGCGCCCATTGGAGGGAGAGTCAAGGACGAGTATCGCTATTTTGTCGCAGTTGTTGCCCTGATTCGATGAAGTCTGCCGAAGATGTGATCCTTGAATTAACCAACATGAACTTCAATGAATTGGTGACTAATTTAGCTGATTACATTAACCATGTGCCACTTGAAAAAATACAGCAAGCAAAGGTTAAAGCAAGAGCTATGCCAAGTCGCAATATGCCACCAGACCACAAGCAAGATCATGAGTTGGTTGAGCGGTTTTTAGTTAAGTGCGAATGGTGTCATAGTATGAATTTGCTAGGCAAAAATGCGCCTAATCCACAGCAATTACCCACTAAAGCAAATGTGGATTATTGGCCTATGTACAACAAAGATGGTGTAGCTGTTAATTTAGTTAAATACCAAAACGGTCAGCCAGTATTTATTGCTGGCGGCATTAGTTATGGTGCACTTTATACCATCAAAGGCAGTAACCACTTGATCATAACTACTGACACGATCGATGGAATATTGTGCTGGTATAAGACAAAAGCGACAGTGTTAATTGCATTTACTGATGAGAATTTGCGGTACTGTATGGCTGTGCATCGAGATTTAAAGCCTGTAATTTGCTCAAGAGATAGTGGGTTCTTAGCTGAATTTTCAGATGAGCATCTTGTGAGATTATTGACAGGCGATGCTTACGGTAAGGCAGGTAGTGATAGTGACTTCAAGATAGTTAAATAAACATATTGTTATTGATTTATATTTAACACTAACTTATCATTGCAATAGCAAATTTTAAACAAAAAAAATCCCCAATCAAAGTTAACCAGCGAGTAAACGAAAGCGATTGGGGATACTACAGCAAAGTAGCGAGTAAACTATGAGTCATTTGACATTACAAAGCAAGATTAAATTTAAGCCACGCGATTATCAAGAGCCTATTCTTGAAAGCATTATCGCGCACTGCAAGAAAAAAGATGCAAAGCCAGCGTTTGTGGATATGTCTGTGGGTGCTGGAAAAACGGCCATCTACGCATTTATCGCTGATCATGTTGCCAGTAAAGGTGGAAAAGTCATGGTTTTAGCTAGGCAAGGTGAGCTTGTTGAGCAGAATTCTGGTTTTTGTTGGAAAGCTGGATTTAAGAATAGCGTTTATAGTGCAAGCTTAAAGCAGAAGTCTAAAAAATATCCTATCGTATACGCATCAGAAGGTACAGTTGCAAGACAGATTGGCGAAGGTGGTGACTTTGGTTATACAGAAAGGACAGATGGTAAAATAACAGCCAACTGGTGTCCTGACTTGTTGATGGTAGATGAATGCCATCAAATAAACATGGAGGATGAAGATAACCAGTACATGAAGATCATCAGGTTCTTTCAAGCCATGAATCCAAGGCTTAGAATAATTGGCGGCACTGGCTCACCGATTCGTGGCAAAAAATATATTGTTGGTGATTTTTGGTCTGAGCGCCTTTATGAGCTACCTACAAATAAACTTGTTGAGTGGGGCTGGTTAGTACCTCCTATCTTTGGCTTTCCCGAAGAGAAAGAAGATGGTTACGATTTCTCTTCAATTGAAGTTGACAAGGATGGTGATTCATTTAGTGAAGATCAGCTTAACGAGATCATTGATGGCGATCCAACACTTACTCATAAAATTATGCACGAAATAATGGTTCGAACCAAAGACAGGCTTGGAGTTTTGATATTCTGCTCAACTAAAAAGCATTGTCGTGAAGCTATCAAAGTATTGCCAGAGAGTAGCTATGGTATTGTTAGCGATGATACTCCATACAAAGATCGAAACAAAATATACAAAGCATCGCGAAGTGGCGAGATCAAGTATCTGGTAAATGTTGGCGTTTTGGCTACTGGCTATAACAATCCGCGCATTGATACAGTTTGTTATTTGCGACCTCTGGACTCGCTAACATTACTTATTCAGACAATGGGGCGCGGCTTTCGCATCCCTGAAGATTCAGATGATTTTGATAAGGTTAATTGTTTGGTGCTAGATTATGCAGACGTATTTACAAGGCTTGGCGATTTATATGAAAACCCGATACTTGAAGAAGGTATGAAGCAGTCTGCACGTAAAAACAATGAAACAGTGCCATGCCCTAAATGTGGTGGCGATAATAGCCCGATGGCAAGGCGCTGCATCAATACCGATGAAGATGCCGAGCTTGAAAATGAGCAAATAAAAATAGCGAATGAGTCGCGCAAAAGAAAAGGCGAACCTGTACATCCTTATGTTGATGAACGCTGTGAGTTTTTCTTTTCATTTCGCCCTTGTCCCAATTGTGTATCGCCTAATGCTCATGGTGAAATGCATCCCACGCAAAACGATCCATGTGCAAGGCAATGCAGGAAGTGCGCGTTTCAGTTAATTGATCCAAATGCAAAGCTAAATGGTCAGTACTATACTGAAAAAGACTTAATTGATGTTAACAGCATGAGAATAATCCCATGCAAAAACCAAGGCTTGATGCTGAAATATAATCTAGCGAATGGTGATATCGGTACTGAGTTTTTCAGCCCATTCTCTGACAATGTTATAGCTAGAAGAATATACAAAACTAAATTCGTACAGCAGCACATATCATCGAATGACATAAGAGCGTTTAACAAATGTAGGACTGTAGAAAGTATCGTTTCGTCCGGCTTTGTCATGACACCTAAAAAAATTACCCATCGCTTTAACGATAAAAACAAATCAATAATCAATAGGAAAATATTCTAATGAGATCACACCAAGCAGTAGAAAATAAAAAACGACACGATGAAGCACTGGCAGTGGCAAAGCGTTTTGAAGATCAAAGTGGTAAAATACAAGTTATTGCATCCAATGCCCGTAGTAAATTAAAGGCGCAAAAATTCACACCTAAATCAATGAAAAAGACGGGAATATAATGGCAGAGCTTAAATTAGACGTAAATATTTTAGGGTTGGGAAAGGTTAACTTACTAGTTAATCTACTAGTAAAGCATAAGGATTTATTACCAAAAGAGTTGCTTAATAGTGTTCTTGAGCTAGTTGACTGTGATGAGTTTGAGTATGACAGGGGCTACTTCTCAAGTAGGGGTTTTGGTCCTATAACTGTACATGCTGATGGTTACGAGGTAAGTAATGTGCTATCTATAAATCCAATATTAAAAACAATCAAAGTTATGGATAGAGCTACAGACATAGAGTTTAGCTTTTGCAACATCCTATCAAAAGGTGAGTCTATAATGCAAATCGGAGGCGCTTAACATGAAGCAAATATATGACTCAGGCTTTAGAGGAGACTGCAATTTAGAGGATACAGATCTAATTGCCACTGTTGCTTGGTTTGATTATAACTATCCTCACTTTAAGCACTTACTGGTGCATGTTGCTAATGAAAGTATGATGCCGGTACAGGGCAGAGTCAAAGCCAAGAAAAAAGGCGTTAGGCGTGGCTTTCCAGATTTAATGCTCTTAAAGTCCAATGGCAAATATTCGGGACTGATGCTTGAACTAAAACGAAAAGACAAAACCAAAGGTGGCCCATCTAAAGATCAGATCATGTATAACATCGAATTATCTGAAGAAGGCTTTGCTTGCACGTTTTGTTATGGTTTAGATCAAGCAAAAGAATGTATAAAAGAATACTTGCAAATTAAATAAAACTAAGTATACTCGTGTTTAATTCAGTTGATTAACCGCGAGTATAATATGAAAAAATCAAATAAAGAAATATTAGCAACAATGATCGGAATCGATGCATCCTTGATAAAAGACAACCTAAGTGTAGGTGGCTCTCTTGACCTTCGGGGCACTAGCATCACCGAACTGCCAGACAACCTAAGTGTAGGTGACTCTCTTGACCTTCGGGGCACTAGCATCACCGAACTGCCAGACAACCTAAGTGTAGTCGGCTCTCTTTACCTAGAGGGAACTAGCATCACCGAACTGCCAGACAACCTAAGTGTAGTCGGCTCTCTTTACCTAGACCCTGAAAAACAAACATCAATATCCGCATACCGCAAAAACTGCGGCAGCAGTAACAGGACAATTTACGCTGTATTTATTAGTGGTGAATTTAAAATACGTGCAGGTTGTTTTTTTGGTAGTTTTGATGCTTTCTGTAAAGCAGTAAGAAAAGACTATAAAGGCCTATCGGCAGACAACTACATTAAAAAAGCACAAGAATGCGTTGACGAACTATCTAAAAAACTAAGCAAATAAAAGGAAAAAGCCATGAGCACAGAAATTGAAGTCCAATCAAATCTACCAGCTATTACAACCAACTTTGACTTGGTTAAAGCAGACCTATCAGCAGAACTAGAAAAATACAATAATGTTGTTGTCACTATCGATACACTTGCTGCAGATAAAAAATTAGCACAAGAAATTACTGCAAAAGGAAAAGAGTTCGATGAAATCCGCAAGGAGAAAGTTGCTGAAATATCAGAGCCTATTAATGTGTTTGCCAGTCAAATGAAAGAGCTAAGTGGTATGTGTACCAACCTAGCTGACACCATCAAGTCGCAAGTTAAAGTGTTTGAAGAAGAAAAGCTTACAGAAATTCGTGAGCTACTAAAAACGACAATGATGAGTTCGCTTGATGATGCGAATATTGATAATGAATTTCGCGTATTAAGCATTGATCATTTAGTTAAACTTGGGGCTGTCACTAAAACAGGTTCATTAAATAAAGGCTCTAAAGATGCCATTAATGCCATTGTTGCAGATAAGAAAGCAATCATGCAAACAACGCAATTAAGACTCGCACATCTTGAGTCTGAAAGCTTTAAAGCAGGCTTGGATATTCCTCTTGTTCGCCTTAATGTTGAGCAGTTCCTTTTCGACACCGATGAAAATTACAATAAGCATTTGCATAATGCTATTGAGTCTGAATTTGAACGCCAGCAAGCAGCAAAAGCACGTAAAAAGGCATTGGCTGAAAAAGAAGTTGCCAGTGCAGTTGATGAAGTCAAGCAGCCAGAGCCTGAAGCAAAACCTCAGCCTACCGCGCAATTAAAAAGCCAACAGCAATCTAGTGATGGTAAAGTTGCCTATACAGCTACCGCGCAATTTAAACTACGTGTACCAGCTTTTGTTACTGAGCAGCAAATACAAGATAAGCTACAGAAAATGCTCACTGATGCTGGAATTGTCTCTTTACATAGTATTGGAGTTCAAAAAGATGCTTGAATTTGAAGCGAGTGACTTTTCAGCATCAGAGCAAGTTGATTTCAAATCATTAGCTCATGATATTTTCAAGTCTGAAATGGGAATTATAACCGATATTGATGCAGAAGAGGCTGAAGTAGAATACGATCCTGCAACTGGTGAAATAATCAATATCACCAATGAAGAATCAACCTTACCTGCAACTGATTTTATTGGCTTTCACGACATCGAAATGAGCGTGTATCGCAATGCAGATGGTTTGGCTAACAGTGAATTGCAAATGTTTGCTAAAAATCCATCAAATTATGTTTGGGCCAAAAATGCACCATCAGATCCAACCAAAGCCGATGCAAGTGATTTTGGCACCGCGCTTCATACGTCATTACTTGAGCCTGAATTGTACGATGATCTAGTGGTAATTTCGTCATCAAAAGGACGTACATCTGCATCATTTCAACAGCTGCAAAAGGACAATAAAGGTAGTATTGTTTTAACTGATAAAGAGGATGATCAGATAAAATTAATGACCGACTCTGCCATTGCTCACCCAATGTTTCAGCGAATACTTTGTGCAAAAGGCGCATGTGAGGGGTCTATATTTGTTGACGATCCAAGAACAGGACTGCGCTTAAAAATACGTCCTGATAAAATCATCGACTCATGCAGTCCACCAATTTTTAATGATGTAAAGTCAACCAAAGATATTGATGATTGGCGCAACTCAGCACTGTGGAAAAATCCACTTTTTGATATGGGTTATGGGTTCACTGCAGCTTACTATATGTATGTTGGATCAATTCATTACGGCATTGAAATGACTACGTATAATTTTTGCGTAGTATCAAAATCAGCAAGCCTTGGTCGCTATCCAGTGTCAGTTTTTACTATTACCAAAGACCAACTTATAGAGTACGGCTTTTGGCAAGAAATGCTTGATGCGCTTGATGACTTTAAGCAGTGTCAAGAAAATAACAAATGGGTTGCTTATGAGCAATTCCCTGAGTTTAGAATTTTTGATGATGGTGAAGTTACTGTCACTTTTGAGGAATAACAAATGAACGCAGAATTATTAGGACAAGTAGAGAAAGCACTAGAAAAATGCATAGTTGACTCAATGTCATCTTACAATTCACCACTTAACTTAGCTGTAAAAGATGCCTTAAGTGACCATAAAGATCAATTGCACTTAATGGCTAGTGAATCAGTTAGTGAACTGGTAAATAGTTACGACTTTAAAGACTTAATGCAGTCAGAAATAAAAAGAAAACTAGCTAAAGTTTTAATATCTCAATATGGCGGAGAAATTGAAAAGACCGTGGCAAAGTTAAAGCAAGATCCCACATCAAGAGCCAAGATGACACTTGCTATTGACAATGTTATGGATGAATTAATTTTAGGGAGAAACAAATGAACATGCGAGCCACAATAACACCAAAGTCTGACCAGTTAAATGCTGATGACTTGGTTAATACAGAGATTACCATTGCCATCACTAATGTATCAATCGTTGGGGGCGATCAACCGGTAGTCGTTAATTACCAAAACGACAATGGCAGACCGTACAAGCCAAACAAAACTATGCGTAAAGTTATGGTTGCTCTATGGGGCGATGATGAAACTCAATACGCTGGTCGCTCAATGACGTTATTTACAGAGCCAAGCGTAACATGGGCTGGTAAAGCGGTTGGTGGATTAGAGATAAAGGCTATGTCTCACATTGACAAAAATGCTGACATTAGCTTAACAGCTACCAGAGGTAAAAAGCGCACGATAAAAATATCTAAACTTGAAGCAGTTCAGCCAGCAATGTATGGTGATGATCGTTTTAACTCTGAATTTCAAGCCATGTCACTGGCTATTGAAAATAACGAGATGACAGCACAACAAATCATCGAGGTTTGCGAACAAGTTGGATTATTGACAGAGCAACAAAAGAATCAATTAAAAACTGTTAAGGTGGATAAGTAATGAAACAAAAAATAACTATTTACACTCAAGCTATAAAATATTGCTTTGAGCATAAGTTCGCGATTCACAACTCATCAATAAAATTCTCAACCGATAGCACTCAAACTATTATTGATATATGTGAGCAAGAAGTTGAAATTGAAATACCAGATAACTGCGAAGATAATCTGGTTGAATTTGAAGTGAAAGAATTAGAAAAGGTGCGCGACAAGATCAAAGCTGATGCTGTCGTTGCGGTTAACAACATAGAAGATAAGATCCAGAGTCTTTTATCAATCGAAAACAAACAAGGCGAGTAATATGGCTGGTGTAAATAAAGCAATGATTTTAGGCAACCTTGGCAATGATCCAGAGGTTAAATTTTTGCCAAGCGGCAACGCTGTTGCAAATCTATCAATCGCAACGTCTGAATCTTGGAAAGACAAACAAACAGGCGAGCAGAAAGAAAAAACTGAATGGCATCGTGTAGTTATTTTCGGTAAGTTAGCAGAAATCGCTGGCGAATATTTAAAGAAAGGCTCTAAAGTTTACATTGAAGGCGCTTTTCAAACACGTAAATGGCAGAACCAACAAGGCCAAGATCAATATACGACTGAAATTGTAGTTCAAGGCTTTAATGGCACAATGCAAATGCTAGACTCTCGTGGCGGTAGCGGTGCTGGCGCAGGTGGATTTAATCAACAAGCACCCCAACAGTCTGGCTGTTTTCAGCAGCAAGCTGCAGCACCTCAACAAGCTTATAACAAACAGGCACAACAAAACGGTGGTTATCAACAACCTGCACAGCAGCAATCAAATTCTCAACAATCTGGTGGTTATCAACAACAATCTGGTGGATACCAGCAACAGTCGTCTCAACAGTCAGGCGGTTTTCAACAAAATGCTCCTAAGGTAAACCCACAAGAGCCAACGATTGATATTGATGATATTCCGTTCTAATTTGAAATAAAAGCGAGAGAGAATATGGGATTAATGAAAGTAGAAAGTTACAGTTTTTGGGTTGGGTACGCTGCTGGTGGTATGGTAACTGTCGTCATCGTAGCTATAGTAAATTTAATTTAAAGAGGTATTACGATGGCTATTGCAAAAATGGTTAAAAAGCTAGGAGATAAAGTGATAACTCCAATTAGTGCTAAGTATGAGAGGCGCTGTCCTATACCAGAGGGTTACGCTAACGGTTATGTATTTACATTTAGCGAAGCTCTAGAAGATAGAGTATGGGAAGCTGATAAAAACGTAAATTTTGAAACTACTATGGAGTTAGATAATTCTCAAGACGTTTTTGAATGGATAGAGACACTACCTAATATTAAAGCAAACTAACCTTAGCATTAAAGGGTAAAAACGAATTACACACAGAGATTAATTATTTAACAAAACTAGCAACGCGCAGCAAACTGTTTTTATCCCGTTTGAATGCGTTGTTAGCGAGATTTGCTAACACCAAAACTAAAAGGTAAAAATAAAATGACTGAACAATCTATTGAAAAAGAAATACAAGATAAAAACTTAAACGCACCGCGATTAACACCTGATTTAATTGATAGTAAAATAAAAGGTAAGGCATTCCATGTTTTTGATGGTAGTTGTTTAACTGTTTGCTGCCTAACTTTAGAAAACGGATTTACTGTAAGCGGTGAAAGCGCATGTGCAAGTCCTGAAAATTTTAACGCTGAAATTGGTGAGAAGATCGCTTTTGAAAATGCGCGAAATAAAATATGGATGTTAGAGGGGTATTTATTGAAAGATAATTTGCACCAGAAGGATTTATCGGATATTGACACTGCCTTTGGGTAAATCTCGCTAACACAGTGTACACGAGCAAAATGCACGCTTTCACACATTAGACCAGATTAATTAAGCTTTTAAAATTAGGAGGCACTATGTCTAATAATAATCACTACGGACAAAGAAGTATGGAACGCATACTGACAGGCACTTCTGACATGCAAAAATTAAATATCAAAGCCATGTCGATAGCAAATAAAAGAAAGGAGCCAACGCCTGATTGGTCAATTGTATCTGTATTGCGAACAGATAAAGAGCAACACGAGCTTTGGCGAAAAGGGCGCGATGATACTGGCAGAGAAATGTACGCTAGTTTAATTGTTACTTATGCAGATGGGTATTTCAATAAGTCAATACATCAGTCTGGTGATGCTACTGATTTTGTTCCGTACATTGATGGCAAAGCTGATTGGGATAATAAGGATGCATTTGCACTTATTGCATCTTGCTACTATGAGGCAGCAATGGAATTAGGGTTAAAAATTCGATGGGGCGGTCATTTTACTAAGCTTTATGATGGTGGGCATATTGAAATAGTACGATAGAAAAAGGGGAGCAATTACGCTCCCCATTAGCGACACGTTACAACTAATGGCGAGTGTGCGTATTGTGGGGCAGTATTAAGAAAGTGTGCCGAGTGTAATTAATGGTTTCATGCAAAAAATAAGGCTCACATATTATGCAAGCCTCGCTGTAGAACTAGGAAGTGTAGAAGGTTAGCTGCCAGATCTTGACTTGTTTATCTTGAATCCTTGCGACTTGAAATACCAACGCAAACCAAAACTTGCGGCAATAATCCCGAACATGCCGATCTGATACCAGTAAGGCAGTTCAGAAACAAACTCAATCCATGCTAAAGCTTTTTCTGGATCAAACCATGCCATGATCAAGGGCGCAAACCATATCACAGTTATAAACTCATCTTTCCATGAATACTGCGCTTGTTTTTGTGCCTCTAAATCCCAATCTTGCTCACCTGTCAGTGATTTCATGTGATAAGCGGCTTCAGCTTCATTCTTGGATTTCTTTAAATCTACCCAGCTTGTAAAAATTTTACCTAAACTACTTGCTATCAATGACCACATAAAAACCTCTTATTTAAAAAACGCCTGTCTTGCACCCATGAACTGAAGTGCAAAGCCTTTGAATTCTTCTAAAGTTTCAAACGGTATTGATATAATCCCACTGTTCGATTCGGCTTTGAATGAAATCGGAAACATATTTGCACCAACCTCACTTGCCAAGTTTAACCCTGTTAATACCGCAGCTATGCCGTTTTGGTTATTCTCATTAAGGCTAACGATAACGCCATTTATTTCAGCCCCTTGCTCTTTCATGTAACCATTAAGTAAGTCAGGGTTTAATTCCTTAAAACTATCAATAGTTAATATATCAGGGCGAATGGGCTCTATAGGTAATTCTTTTTGTTCTGCATAAGTTTTTACGAAATACTCATCAATATTGATTACTGGTGGGTTTTCGTTATGCGCATTAACTTCATCAAGCTCAATTAAGTAAGACTGATATAATTCAAACCAATCCCATTGCAGACAAGAAAGGTACAGCGCAACAAACTTATCAATAACATCCGATGGCTTACCTAAAGCAATAACTCGCTCTAAATCAGTCATAGATTTTGTTTCAGGGCGAATATAGCTTACTTCACCATCTTCATTTACGGTTTCAAAATATGACAAGTCCATGATTATTCCTCTGCAATAAAATATTGAGTATCAAATGAAGCAGTTTTATGCAGTACTTTCATGGGCATTCCCTGTAGTGATTTTAGGTAGTAATAGTGCGTCCATTATATCCCACCCGTACTTAAGTCTTGAGTAAACCCTGTTCACAGGTTGGTTATGCTGTTCGCACCACTCCGCAACAGTTTTGGTAGTTCCCCCGATTTCATAACAGGTATTGTTGCGCCTATTATTAGCTTGGGTTTTTCTATCCACCCAGCGACAGTTGTGGATACTGTAGCCCTTATCGTTGTCATTACGCTCTAACGTAAAATCTCCATTCGGAACATCACCCATACTAGAGTAGAACCCTTCAAAAGTTTCCCACTCAGAGCAGACCTTAATACCTCTTCCACCATAATCAGGGTACTCAACGACATTAGGGTTATTGCATCTGGTTTTCATTCCTCTCCAAATTCGGTAAACCTTAGTTCCATACATACCATGAGTGGCATTAGGCTTGTTAGATTTTGCCTTTTCCTTTTGTAAACACCCACAGGACTTAGACCGCCCAGCTTTCACATCCTTGTAGGCTACATCCTTTTCAGTGCCACACTCGCACAAACATTTAGCGTACTTCATTTTTCTCCCGTCTGAGCGAGGCTTCATCACGAAACCTGTTACAGTCCACCTGTTATGAGTTTCTAATGCCATATTACGTACCACCATCATCTATGAAAAACTGAGTATCAAAGCTGCTTGTACCAACTTTAATACTATTCCCGTTGTCATCCGTAATAATAGCAGATTGATTATAAATTTCAAACTGATTGTTATCGCCCCAAGTAACATCAAATTTCATTTCTTTATACGCATAACACAATTTAGCTACGTTATTGTCGTGAGAAAGGTAGTCTAGTGTTTTTACTGCGGTTGACGTACCACCTAATACCACGTTTTTATGTGTTGGCTCATAAGAACTAGAAGGGTGAAAGTCATTGCTAGTTGGTCGCAATAGGTATCCGTTAACTTCTCCAAAATAGCCCACTCTAGGGTCTGTTGTGGAAATTCCAACCTCCCCAATCAAGCTGGACTGTAGCGCACTGCCCCAATCTGGCTGATAGTGATTACTTGCCCAAACACCACCCAAATCCACCACCTTGCTATTCACATCATCTTGTGTGAAGTGTGCTTGTGTTTCGTAGTGTATTAACATTATCGCGGTTGATGGTATTCCTGTTGCCGATGTATTCTTTACCACGTCTATAATATTGTCTGCGCTCTGCCAGTCTGTTCCGTCACCTAAATCAGACCAAGCTCTGTTCACTACGTTATTTAATGACTTTCTATTCAGTTTAAATGCTGTAGTAACACCACTAGGTAGTGCAGGTATCCATTGACCTTCAACACCATCGGGAAAAGTTGCTGCAATATTAGCAGGGTCGCCAATAATGTCTGTCCATATTGGGTTTGCTTGTTGGTGATTGCTTATAATAGCACCAGAAAGTTGGCCTTTATACTTGTAACCCCACGCACCATCAACCGCGCCTGATTTAAGCAATCCTGTTCCGCTACTAGGTGCAGCATAAGGGATAGCAAGAAACTCCCCTTGTAGTTCTGCAATGGTAGACACTCCCCATGAACCACCAGACCACTTAAAAATTCTTGTGTGATATTGATTATTCCACGCGTAATTACGGTAAATTACACCACCTTTTACGAAAATCCAGCTCAAGCCGTCTAATGCTGAAACTTGACTCGGAGATGATAATCTTAAATGATCTTCTCCGTTATGTATTAGTGTAAATTTCCCCTCTGATAGGTAGTTAACGGCATCATCTCCTGACAGATAGTCGCTTAGTCGTGCTTTTGTTATAAGTGGCACACCTTCAAACCCACGAACTTCCCCTGCAATCGCCATACGCTTGTATTTCTCGCGTATTTCTTTAAGCGGTAATTTCTTAGCTGACATACGTAAATCTTTAACGTCTGAGGCGTATATTGCATCGTAGAATTTGCCGTCTGGTCTAGGGAATCTACCACCAGAAGATGTTGAAGATATTAACGAACCATTTGCATTTGCAGCAACACACGCATTAGAAAACGCCTCTTGTTTACTGGTTATCGCAGCAGCAGAGTCAGTCCAAAATGCTCTATTGCTCAGATCTACACCGTCAGTAGCATACGCCACACCTTCAGGATTGTAACTAGGGTGATAAGCGCCTTGGTTTCTACGTTGAACAATAGTAAACACAATAGCAATGTCATCACCTTTTTTGAATTGCCCCAATACATCGCTATCTTGTGACCACCCGAGGGAGGTCATAGCATTTATGGTTGACTGATATGAATCTGCACCTTCGATAGATACACTTTCAAGCAATCGCTCAGAAAAAAATTCAAATGTTCGTTGGCGTAACACACCATCATTACTGTAAATATTGTTATCAGCATCTTGAATGTATGTTCCAGAAGACCCAAAAGGCGCTTCAGTGTCTTTTTGTACAGCATAAACGATACAGCGTTGATCTAAATACGATTGAGATAGCTCATCGCCTCCTGCCACTGTTGCTTCTGCCAAGTCATTAAATCGACTTGACAAATCTTTTTTATCTAAGCCGTCAGGTGCATCAGGCAGCATAATTTCGGTGCTGCTGTACTTATGCCAAATGCCATCAATCATGGCTTTGCCTGCCTTGATTGTAAATTTGTTCTGCCAACCGTTTATTTGCTGAAATTCATAGCCGCTATCAAAGTCAACATTTACAACACCTGACACAGAGAAGTTGTTTAACTCGTTAAATCTGGCGCGATCAAATTCAGCTTTTGTCGTGGCGTTGATACTTCCAGTTAGATTGTTAAGCTCAGTTATCTTTGACTCAAACTCGTTTTCTAAATATTTATATGGAACAAAGCTTGTTGGTACGCCATCAATATCAATACTCACTGATGATGAGGTGCTGTTGAGTAGCGTTTCAAAATTTGTCATTAATGTTAGCGTTAAGTTACCGATACTTCTGGCTCTGCGAATTGCTTCAGGTAATCCCTCGTTACTATTGAATGCAACTAACGTGCCACCTGTCACACTAGGAAGTGTCCAAGCATCTTTTAGCGTTATAGTGCTATTGCCAGAGCCATCAACTGTTGTGCCAGAAAAGCCCTCGACAGGTGGGTGATTATTAATGAATATAGCTGTACCATCGTAAACATGATAAGTGTCAACATCACCTGTTAATGTGACTATTTTACTGCCATTCGTTACACTAACTGAAGGTGATTTTATAAATTTAATTGTTGGTGATGCCATTTTATTCCTCGGTACTTATAAGTGATAGTCTTTGCGAACCTATCTTGTTATTAGCGTGATGCCTACTATATAAGTTAACTTTAACACGATAGCTGAAATTATCCACGCTTGTTGATGACTCTGTGTATGTGTAAGATTCACTTGCATCTTCGGTAACTATGCAATCTCCTGATTCAGGGTTTCCAACCGTATTACCATTGAATGTGCCACTAACAACTATTGACCATGCCCCAACACCAATCCTTCTTTCTAATGACCAACCAAACGATGGATCGCCATAAACACCACAAGAACCAGACTCCACAGAGCTACCCTTAAGAACCCAAGATATAACTACAGATTTAGCGTTGCCATTTGTGTTAAATGGTCCAATCTCAATGGGGTTTGAGTCCACAACATAACTGTTAATAACTGATGTTTGTGCCGCATTCTTGAGTACGCCTGCAGATAGTGAACCACCAAAGTAAGCATCACCGTTTGTTTTTAAATAAGTTATAGCGTTGCTTTCTTTCATCTCTGAATAGTCAATAGCTCCGTTAGAAATTACTTTCGGGCCAAACCATTCTACAAACTGGCTACTTGAACCAAAACCATCAGCAGAGCTAACCCTCATGTGAGTACTGCCAATGAACTCAATCTTAGGCGATCTAATTAACGTGCCTGCTTCAATTATACCACCAAAAATTAATCGCTGTGATGCAGCATCGTAGTATAAATCTTTCAAGTCTGTATTGGGATTAACAAAACTAACCGTATCGGCTTTTAGTTCGATATCAGACTGCGATGCACTACCGTTAATGTAAATTCCGGCAATAAGTCCGTTAACATCTACACCCAAAAAAGCGCGACTTTCTAGCTCACCTATATCGGTAGTGTGTGTATTTAGTATTAATTGTGCTGAAGATACCTCACCATCAATGTTGCTAACCTGAGTGCCTAATGATGATATCGCTGAGGCATTACCATCGGCTTTGGATTCTACGGCATTAAGTGCAGTTGTTGTTGCCCTATTGCCAACATCAACAGACAGTTGTCTTAATGAAGTAGCTGTAGCACCATCAAGATCAGTAACGGTTTGGTTAAGCGTTGAAATGTCAGATGTGTTATTGCCTACATTGCTAGTTAATGTGCTGATACTTGTGGTTGTGGCACTATCAAGATCAACAACAGTTTGGTTAAGTGTTGAGATGTCAGCAGCATTATCATCTAAAGAACTGCTCAACTCGTTAATACTTGTAGCTGTAGCACTATCAAGATCAGTAACAGCTTGATCAAGGGATACAATATTAGCTTTGTTTTCTTCAGTACTAACTGATATTGCGCTGATACTTGTCGCTACTGATTTCTCTATTGTAGTTACCGTTTTTTCAAACCTATTGATACTAGCAATGTTGTTTGCTGTTGCTGAATTTACAGAGCTAAACCTAATAGCAACAGACTCATCAAGATCAGCAATTACTTTATTTGTTTCAGTAATGCTAGACTCTGCCTCACCAAGACTAACTTTTAATTCGTTAGTTTCAATATTAATGACAGCATCATCACTAAAAGACTTTTCAGCAGTTTCAACACTATCAAAAATACCATTAATCAGATCTATTGTGTTTTGCTGAGAGCCCTCGCCAGTAATTCCATCAAGACTTTCTTGTATTTCAGCAACAGCCTCATCAGCCGCGCCAGATATTGCACCGTCTATAGCTGAGTTTACAGTGTCATTTATTTGCGTCTGCATCTCATTAACAGAATCATCAATGATGCTTTGTCTATCTAGGCCCACAAAATCAACTAAAGAAGTGTTGTCATTTAATGTCAGCACGTCTACTCTGGACCAATCTGACTTTCCAACTGAATTAACAGTTCTGCACCAAATCCAATACTGAGTATTTGGCACTAGATTGGCTACAGTGAATGAGCCCGAAGTCCCTTTATTCTGACCAGTCGCAAAATCATCAGTATCATTAATGACAAGCTCAAAGCTAGAGCCTAAATAGGTAACAGACACTGAAGGGTAAACTTCAATAGTAAAGTTGCCGACCGTTGTGTTGATAGTTGGCGCTTCTGGTAAGGCGATATCAAAATCCAATGTCGCAACACCGCCCTCATCTTCATACCCTACCGATGTCATTTTAACGCTGTACGAGCCAATAGTAATAGCATCAAGCAAGAATGGTGGTTGAGCTAATTTAGGTTCGTCATAAATAAGTACACTGTCTTTTGTGATTTCTAACGCATACCATAAAATATTTGCACTAGATAACGGTGTCCAATCAAGATAATAAAGGCCACCTTTCTCGATAATAGCAAGTCCAGAAACAGGTGATAAGTTCGCACCCGTTGGAGGTCTGGCAAACGCTACTGGCTCTGGTATTGCACTTGGATCTGGTGTGTAAAAGCTATCGTCGTAAGCTATATTTTTTACACTACTAATACCATCACCTTCAGATACCTCGTCAACACGCCAAAGTACATCTGTCATGTTTAGTATTTTTGATGAGAATTTTATTACATCGCCAGTTTCCAGTAGCCAAGCTATAGCACCCATTGGCAACTCTAACTCTCTTGGCTGTCTAGATATTCGCGCATCAACCATAGCCCAATAATAAGCCTGTTCTAAGTCAGTAACATAATCCAAAGCCGATGAGTCGAAGTTGTCAATACCGCCATCCTCGGCAAGCCAATCGACATGTATTTGAGAATCATCTGCAGGGAATGTTGCTTCAACATCGACCTCAACTAAGTCCCCAGGCAGTGCATCTTCAGTGTTATCTTGAACTAATTGCTTTATTGAATAAGTTAACTGGTTCAGCCTGTCAGTGAACTCGCCTGAATTGTAGTCAGGAAAATCCTCCAAGTCATCCTCGTTGATGTTAAGTACTACAGGTGATTTTGTCTCAACTCTGATACTGAACTCACCATAATAGTCAGACGTAAAGAGCCGACAGCCCTCCATCCATATATTCATGTTATCAACAATTGGATCGCCAGTGTCTAGCTGAACATCAATAAGTATAGAGTTTATGCCATCATTACCTATTGAGTCAGGTATTTGATCGAAGTGGTCTGCAAGCTCGCTTATGTTGGCATCAGATACAGAAATGCCACGCTGCCCTGCCCCATAACTAGTTGAGCGCAAAAAGTCAGCGTATTGTAGTGCAGGGTTGCGAGAGAACACTGTTGTTTGCGATCTTGGGTCGTACACCCTGGCACCACGTATAGGTACAGTTATTTTTGGTGCTTGACTTAGCCAATCGTCACGATTTCTGTTTTTCAGAAATAATAATGTAAGCCCTTTACCATACATGCCACTCATTCTAGCTATCTCGGCACTGTCCATACCTTCAAACCAAAAGCTTAAGTCTGCACTCTCTTCGTCAAGTAAGCTGCTATTTTCAGCATCTGCAGGCGTTCTTACTCGGCAAGACCATCCGCCTACATCACGGTCATTATTATTTACAATGGTGACATCAAAATCATCACCACCTTTTTTGATATTGTCAATGTCCACATAATCACAATCACCAATATTTAGCGCATAAATTAATGTCGTAAAATAATGACGGTAACTAGTATGAGTCTTGCGATGCTTAAGCATGGCAATAGGTACTGCCTCGACATTTTTGTAGCCATAAATTTTTGGCAATGAAGGTGGTTTTACTTGCTGGTTAATTGTGCCATTAAAGTTAGTTGTGTATTTAGCTTGCTGATCCTCAGTCATCACAGTGCCTGAATGATTCATAATTAAATCACTCTGATATCTGCGCTGGTGAGAACTATTTACAGCATACCAGCCATTATCACCTTCTAGATCTCCTAGCGATGAATCAATGGTTAGTGTTATAGATCTATCTTCTGTGTCACCACTACTTTCGTGAGATAGTCCCCAAGCAGTCCTGATTGGAATAGCAAAGTCAGCAAGAACCGCGCCATCTTGCATAATGACTCTTTTTATAGATGTAGGCTTGTTGATGTATCGCTCAGATCTAATGACATCAATAATTGACTCATCAGTAATATCAAAGACGATATCAACCTTATCAGAGCCAGTGGATGCTTTTCGACTTATCCCAGCTAGCTCTTTAAGGTTGTGGTTTGGTGTATAACTATTTCCACCAAAAGATATTGCAGAATGGTAGTCTGTATAATAAAGAACGACATCGAATCCGGTATCGTAAGCATCGCCCAAATTAACATCAACTAAATTAGCGTATTTAAAATTACCAGATGTTAGTGCATCTATTACAGTTTGTGGTGCATTGATCATAGTTTTTCTACCGCTACTAAGGTTAGTTCCATATCTTGATTATCTGATGCAGCCATACTGCCAGTTTCGATAACACCGTTTGATAACAAATACCAAGTAACATCATTAGCGGTAATGTTAGTGCCCGCAGTAAGTGAGTATCGAAGTGGAGATGTTAGCGTTACTGTTTGGTTGCCAGATTGCAACAACGTATCTTCTGCCACCTCATATACTTTGGTGTCATTATCGACTTGAATATAATCGCCAGCCAATAATTGCCAAGATTCATTAGACGTTAAAGACAATGTTGAACTGTCTGCGCTGTTCGTGCCAATAGCTTGTATTTTTGATGCAGGCTCAGTTCCCTGACAATAGCTTAGTCTTGGATGAATAAATGTAATAGTATCATCGGTAGCTGCTGACAGTTTCGCCTTAACTCCTCTGGCAACTTTCAACTCCATTTCTACAGTAACCAATTCAAACTCATATCGATGAACACCTGTGCTGCGAGATTTACGTCTTAGTGCTAATGTGTCGGCTCTGTAATCAGTTCGATTTTCAGTGATCGCACATTCAGCCCAAGGAAAATTAGAAATATCAAGCATTGAAACGCTTACCTCCGTTTTTGCGCCCACGATTCATTGAATCATAAACAGCGTTGTCTATGGCCTTGTTTGGCTTTTTAAGTTGTCTAACCATCGCTCTTGCTATTGCATCAGGTGAAGCGTTGCCGTATGAATTTACGCTAATATTGTTATTACTGCTACCCATTTTTTTTGCTGTATCTTCGCGACCAGTAACGCCAAGGCTGCCTTGGCTACCATTATAAATCATTGTGCCGCCAACTAGTTCATCACCAAACTCAGAAACGATACCTGCGCTACCTGATGGGATCATGCCGCCTGAGTCGAATGCACCGGCAAAGTTCAATGTATTTGCTGCTGCTGCCATAGGTTGTGCATACCCTATTGCTGCTGTTGCAGCACCAGGCGCTAAAGATGGACCGATTACAGGTATAGCTGCAGTAGACTTGAACGCATTTAGCCCTGCTTCAAATACAGATGCTTGGTTAATAAACGACTGAGATGAAGCTTGTTCAGCTTTTAATGTTGACTCACCAGCTTTTGTAAAGGCCCACATCAAGGCTTGCTGTATAGCGAGTTCAGCAAAGTACGAGATCATGCTAGATATAGCGCCTTTGAATACGTTTTTCATCGCATCACCGAAATTATCAGAGAAAACAATAGCATCACCAAAAGCTTGAGCAGTACCATCAACAAATCTGTCAAGACTTTCTGCTATCATTTCATCAGTATTTTCAATCGACTCTCTAGCGCTAACTGCCATTTTTTCCCAGACAGTGCCGTTTATTTTTATGCGCTCATCTGCGTAATGCTGATCTATTCTCGCTAGTGCTTCAACATTATCGCCAAGCAATGCGCGTTCTTCAGCGTATTGTCGCTGCAACAATGCAAGCTTGACGTTTGGATCGTACTTAGCTTGTACTTGCAGTGCCTTTTCAGAGTCATCCTTTACTGCTTTAGGCTTACCCTCTATAGCTGCTTTTTTCTTTTCGTAATCTGCTTTAAGCTCTAGCAATTTTGCGTAGTAATCTTCTTCAGTGCCAAACTCAAAGTCCAAAGCCTGCTTTGCTCTATCTTTTTCAGTTTCATACTGCTCATCAAGTAGTTGAAGTCGAGACTTGAGCAAGTCCTTGTATGATGCACGATCTTGATCTACGCTCATCATTCCAATGCTGGCTAATTTTTCATTTACTGCTATCTGATCTTGAGTTGCTTTGATCTCGCCTTTTTTGGCTTCAGTAGCTTTCAAGATATTAATAATCATCTGCTGGTACATAGGATCTTGAGTGATCAATGCCGCAGTATGCTTATGCGTTTCTTCTGTACTTCTTCCTATAGCTTGGTATTCGCTAGTGATTTTTTCAAGGTACTTCTCAAGAGTTTTTGTTTCATTTACCCTTTCCTCTTTTGCCTTTTTAATGGCTTCGGCTTCTTCGCCCTTTTTATCTTTTAGATTTTGAAGCGCAGAAAGTTCATTGATTAACGCATCACTAGCACCTTCTCTGGTTAGTTTTTCTAACTCAATTGCCTCTGCGCTTTCTCCATACATATCAACTTCAAGCTGTAGTGTCTTGATCATATCCTTGATATTTTGGTTGGCTTTTGTTCCCTCTTCGGTTGCGCCCTCAATTATTTTTTTATGTGCAACTAGCTCATCAGAAAGATCTTTGTATTTTTTCTGTGATGTCTCAAGAGCAAGAGCCTCTTCCCTGCGTCTTTTCTTTGATTTATCTAACCATACACCTTCGCCCTTGCCTACAGATAAATAGAATTTGTCAGCGTCAGCAACTTCTTTTTGCCCAAGCATACTTTTCTTGAGCTTTTTCATTGCTTTAGTTGTTTTTTCTAGATCTGCCTCTGCCTGCTTTGCATTGATGCTTTTGTCTAGGCTGCTTGTCTTGTTGTCACTAGCAAGCTTTACAAGAGCTTCATTCAGACCTTTAACTCTTTCTTCTAGTTTTTTTGTTAAGTCAGAAGTGCTGCCCATTGACTTTGAAAAAACGCCTAGTGCCGCAGCACCAACGGCAATGCCAGCACCAACTAAAGCCCCCATAGGTCCAAACCCTGATGCCAACTGCGAACCCTGTTGACCAAGTATTACAAGCGCATTAGTTCCCATTTGAGCCTGTACCGCGACATCCTGCATCTGCCAACCAAGATTCTGTGCTTGACCACGCAACCCACGCATAGAGCCTTGCGTTTTTGTGGCTGCTTTTCGCTGTGCTTGATATGCAGTTACCAATGCTGCCGCTTGATCTTTCTGCGCCTTAGTTGCACTTGCGCCTAGTCGATATTGAGCGTTAAGAACCTCTTGCTCGTCTGCGGTTTTACCTGTTCGGCTGGCAAGGTGGGTATATTCACGCGAAAGTTGAGCAAATGCCTTTTCAGACTGCCTTGCCGACAATGCAGTGCGCCTATTTTTATCAGCTAGTTTTTTTGATTGCAACTCTGCTTTGGCTGCACTATCTTGAGCGAATACTTCAAGTGTTTTGTTGTATCTTTCTTGCTCTTTTGACGCTAGTTTTTTAGATTGTATAGCATCATAGTTTGCGCCAACAAGTTCGCCTATTTTCCTTTTTTGTTCATCCGTAGCTTTAGCGCCAAGCTTATACTGTGCGTTTGCTATCTGCAGTTCTCGCCCTACCAGTGAAGATGTATTAGCTAAGTGAGTATATTCACGAGACAGTTGGGAGTATGCTTTTTCAGAGCGACTAGCTTCTCTTGCTGCTGATTTTATTTCATTTTTAACAGTGTTGGTTTGATCTACAGCAGTGCTAACCTTGGTATTGTATTTTTCCCCAATGGTTTTTGCTAGATTATCAATTCCTACAGATGCCTTGGCTGCATCTTGCTCCATCGTCTTTATGGTGGTGCGGAACTGTTTTGTTTTTTCAGTACCATCGCCAATATCCATCTTGACAACGTAAGTAAGTGTTTTTAACTCTGACATCAGCTAAGGACTCGTTTTAGATCTGCAATTGATTGCTCAACTGTAACATGATTTTTGTTGTAATTTAATAGTGGCTTATCTTTATTGTCATCAATAGAAAAGCAAGCAGCCCAAAATTCTAACTCATCTAATGGGTACTGCTCAACTTCAAATAAAGGTTTTCTCAGGAATTGGCAAACGCGCTTTAAGACCAAAAGCGCAGGATCGCCTAAGATTTCTTTTTTTTTGCCTTTAGCGAGGTGACAGGGTTCACTTCAATTGCTGCGTGAGCAATGGCATTGTACACTTCAAAGTCCATATTCATTAGCTCGTCAATAGCCTTTAAGTCTGGATATTCTTTTTCGGGGTACACCGGATTACCTTTGCTATCACACAAAGAACACGCAATTGATGCAGCACCAAATAATTGACCTCGCACCAGTTCATCTTCTTCAGTTATCATGCTAAACATTCGCTGTCTACGCATGGCATCACGAACATTCAAACGACTTATCTGATAGTTGGCAACTTCTTTGCCATCTTCGTTAACTAAATTTACACTTGCTGTTTGCATTGCTACTTTACTCCGTTATTGATCGCTGGTTTGTTTTTACTAAGCTGTCGCTACAGCATCAGTCCATTCAATTGAGTTTTGTTTAGCATTAACTGTAAACATCATCCAATCTTCACCGGTAACGTCATCAAGCTCAAAGCCAAGCAACTTGAATTCCATTTTGGCAATAGTACCTGTATCCGCACCAACTGGCGCAGGATATTCAACTTGGACCATTACGGTTTCGTTGTTTTTAGCTGCGGTTAAAAACGCTTTTTGGTCTGCATTTAAAGCATAGTGCTGACCTTTGATTGTTTTATCTGGTGCATCTTTCATGCCAGCACCGTACTTCTTAGAGGTGTCAGCTAGCACAGTGCGCTCTTTTGATTCTGCCATTTCACCGACTGAACCTACTGAAATAACACCTTTTATGAATTTTGCGAATGTTGGCGCTACTAGTTCAGTGTCAAACTTAACTATCGTGCCAGCAGCAAGGGTTGCTTCATCTGCCATAATTTTTTCCTGTATAAAGTTAATTAAAAGTAGTTAAGACTATCATGCCCAACCATACGCCTATTGACAAGTATAAGCAATATTACTAGTCAATGGAATTTTTTAGTGCTGCCTTTAAATCTTCAAATATAGCGATAGATCCAACATCGAAAGCGCTAGATAAAAATGGTATTGGCGGTGTACCACCATGAATCCTTTCCTCTTGTCCTTTATCCTCACCACGCCTAGATTTATGCTTTAACCTTGAATTACTAGAAGTCGAATGAGGTCTAGTACCATTTTCTATCATTCTCGCTAATGGTGGTGGTGTAAGTCTACGCTTTGGATCTCGAATATTATCATCATAAACGCCAACACTGCCGGTTATAACGCCATCATAGTTTTCGCCTACATGATGACCTATAGCATTAAACATTCTACCAGTTGCATAGCCCTTGTTGAGCATGGTTGAAGTATTTATCTTCATCTGGCTTTCAATTCTTGTCAGTGATTTCTTCATCGACTCTTTAGCCAAAACTTCGATGTCGCCAACGGTCTTATCAAAATCAGCGATTACATCATCTACATCAGAAATATAAACAATACCCTTAGCCATAAATCACCTAGTCGTAAGTTTTAAAGTCCACAAATGAGCTAACATACTCATCATTAGGGCTTGATGGTACGCCCTGAGATGACTTGATCATCACTCGCCTAAAATCATCACTTCTGCTGTTATCCAAAGGCTCAAGTAGTGCCACGATAGCATCACATTCAGCGCGACTTTTACCAATAATTCTAACTCGCCATGTATCCCACAGGTTAACTTTGTCACCATTAAGTAATCGCGTGCCATCACCGGTAACGTGCGTATAAGTCAGTGCAGGATAAGCCTCTTCTTCTGGCACTACGTCAATCCAAATTTGCTGATCAACAATGACTGATTGCAGCAGTCTAACAAACGCTGGTCTATTCATTATGTTTCTCTTGTTGCTGTGACAATAATTTCTCGTCTATCATCAGATGGCTTAATGCTTTCAACCTCAAAACGCTCACCATGAGTCATTATGAAGCACTTGTTAGTCATACGCCTATCGTATCGCATAAGCACAGTAATAACGACTAGGTTTGATGCTACGCCTGCTTTTATTAGTTCAGAGCCAGCCATGTATCTCACATTTCCTTTTGCTACATAAAGCTTAGAATATGTATCAACTTTAGCACCGTACTCATCTTTCAAGCTAGACTTTACTTGCACTTCAACTTGGTCGCGTAGTCTGCCAGATTGCATTAAAACCACCCTAGCTTAATTGAGTCCAGTATAGCAGTTGAGTTTAATGGAATATCTGCAACTGTCATGCCAGTTATCGTATCTTCTCGATTTTCCCACATTGATGAGATCAGCATCATCGAACCCATGATCGCTGCTCTTGCTGGCTTTGTGTAGCCTGCAGTATATGTTATTTTTATTTCTTTGGTGGTATCTACATTATCATCAAAGGTAAATATTTGCGATATGGCGTTGAAAGTAAAGCCTACATCAGAATCATCACTGGCAAACTTTGCAGAGGTTACAGTTTCAACTTCGCCCAATGGAAGGAAAAAAGACTGCTTATTTTGAGTGAGCAACTCTACCGTTTCGACAGTAAAAAGTCTGCGAGTATATTTTTCTGACAACTCTACAGCAGTGTCAATTAGTAACTGTATATGGTCATCGTCCAAGCCCTCGTCATCTACAATATTAAGTTGATTCTTGGACTGTGCCAAAGTGACAACAGCAGTCTCACTTCGGTTTATTACTCTATAAAACATAAGTCACCATAATAAAAAAGGGCGGGTCGCAATGACACCACCCTTTTATTTGCATCTACTTAGATTAAGCTGCAGCGTTAGTTGTCGCAACACCGATAATTAAAGCATCTGAGCGTTGGATCATCTCAAACATTTCTTTATCGTACTCAACAACAGTAGCACCACGAACAATGTAAGGGTTGATCTGCATCTTCTCTACGTCACCATTATTGATAGCGTAAGCAAGTTTTAAATCACCGTACATAATGAAGGCAGCATCAGTCGCGATATCAGGCATGTTATCATCTAAAACAACTGGCTTGCCATTCAAGCGTGGCTCACCATCCATATAGGTTACACGAAATACTGGACGTTCATTTGCATCACGCGCCAATTCGAAAACACTTAATGTATTTTCATTCATGTAAAGTTTAGCGCCCATACGGTAACGAACAGGCAATTGGCGCATAAACTTCAGCAACCAATCAACGCGAGTTTTATCGTTAGCACCCATATCGCCAGCAACGCCAGTAGCGTAAGCAGGGAATACGTCAGCATTACGTCTGCCAGCACCTTTTGTTGGTTTCCAACTTTCACCAGTTAAGTTAGTGATATCTAAGCGCGAACCTAAAATACCGCGAGCAGTACCATCACCACCAGTAAGTGCGCCAGAGCCAAGGGTTACGTCATTAGCAAGCCATTCGCCAACTTCAATACCTAAGTCAACGATCAAGTCGTTATAGATATCAATATCTGGTGCAGACATTGCATGATCTGAGATTAATGGCTCTGCAGATGCTTGGAATGTATTGGACTTAACTTCTGCGTAAGACTGTGTGGCTGTACTAACGTACTTACCAGTAGCAGGATCAATTTTAGTTTGTCCATCAGTATTTTCAGCACCGCGACGAACACCAACACCACCAAGATTAACTAACTGGCGATAGTTGCGAGTCATACCAGACTTAAAGCCAACTTCTTGCAAAATCGGGTAAGAATTACGGGCATAATCTAAAACATCAGTTGCTAAGATTTCAGCGATAGCTAAACCACCATCAGCATCAGTAGCAATATTTAAAGCCTTAACTTTATCAGCAACACCTGCTGCAGCAATTGACATAAAATCATTTAAGTCATCAGCTTTAACACCGCCATCACGTTTCTTTTGTGCTAAGAAACTACCGATTGCACCACCAGCAACTTGTTTAAGTGCTGTCTTTGCATCTTCTGGTAACACCAAAGATGGCTTTTGATGCTTAGAGCGAACATCAGAGATTTCACTTTGCAACTCTTTGATGGTTTCAGCCATCTCTTCAAGTTGCTTGATGTCACCACCACCATCTTCGATCTGCTTACTAAGTGCTTCAAACTTAGTCATCATAGCCACGTTATCAGCTTCAAGCTTCTCGGCTTTAATTTTGATTTTTGCGTTTTCTGCTTCAACTTCTTTACCTAGCTTAACAGCCAATGCTAGTTGGGCTTTTAACTCTTCAGGAGTCATAATAATTACCTTTGTATTTAATGATTAATTTATGGTTACTTTTTACTCTAGCACTGACCACAGTGATTGCTTGAGCTGACCACAGCCACGACAATATACGTATTATTGCGACAACTTAGCCATCAAGTCAAATATATCTTTGCTTTTTGTCTCTATTGGAGAGTCATCATATCGAGCCACAATATTTTGGGCCTGAGACTTCGATAAGTGCATCGCTTCACGCAACAGTTTTTCTAATTCTCTGCGAGTTGGTAGTTCACCGTTTTTCATTGCGCTTTTCATCTCTTGCAATAGAGACTCTTCATTGCAAGCAAAATTAACCCAAGATATTTCTTTTACGTGTATATCAATCAAATCGTTGCAGTTTTTCGTGTGGTTCCACTTTTCTTCAATAACTTGGTATCCAATAGAGAACGAGTCCAGCGCACCATCATCGGCTAATATCTTGATATCTTTACCCATACTGGTTTTAGATAGTCCACCCTTCACAAGCAGTCCTTTACTATCTTCCCGCATATCCTTCCACGCGCCAACCGGCAGCTCATAAGGGTTGTGCGACCAAAACATTTTTGGCATGGTTTTTGCTGACTTGTGCTTTTCTATTGATTTCATATAGCAACCATCGATAGCACGATCTTTAGCATGATCAATGAAGTTTTTTGTATTAGCGTAGGCTGTAAACAAACCAGTATCATTGTCCATTTTAAAATCGGTGGCAGGTACTACCATATATTTAAGATTCATCTTCTACCTCTGCATCTTCTTCGTTGGATTGTTGCTGGTTCATTGCGCCCTGTCTTGCTAGTTCTCGGTTTTCTGCTTGTAACTCTTCAACCTGATCAAGCGTCCCTAAAGTAATGTTATTTGTATCAATAGCGTGGTATTCGCCATTTTCAATAGGTTGAAAGTCAGCTCCAGCTCGTAATTCATTGATTGATATCGCTGTTAACTTAAATAGGTTGCCATAAGCCTCAACCTGAGATTTTAAGTCACCACGAATAAATCCACGCTCATCAAATTTTATATAAAAGTTATCTGGCGTTATTTCGCTAAATGCAGTCTCAATCTTTCTGACTATCGGCATCAATTTATTGATGTAATAGTCTTTATTAGCCTGTTCAATATCTTCTTTTTTAGCACCAGTGCTTGCACCAATACGATGTGGAGGAACTCTAAATATACCGCAAATTTCTTCTCGACTATATTGACGTTGCAAGATCAATTCTGTATCTGCTGGCGATAATGATAATGGATTGTATTTTAAGCCTTGCTCAAGAAATATAACTTCACCGTTCTTATCTACGCCTTGATATTTTTCTTTAAATTCCTGTCGAATTCGCTCGGCAGCTTTTGGATCTTTGAATGCTAAGTCAGTTTGAAGTACGCCACTTGGCATTGTGCCTTTTGCCATCGTACTCGTTAAATGATCTTCTTGCGATATGCCTAAGCCGATGGCTCTGGCATTGTATGATATTGGGCTCATGCCGGTAAAGCCATCGAGCGTGTTAAGCTTAATATGCATAACTTCAGTATGATCTATTGTAATGACAGGTCTGCCATCATTAGTTGTGTATGTGTAATAAATGTTGCCATTGGTATCCATGTTGATACCGATATTGCGTTGGTGGCGAAATGGCAGTATTTCCATAACATCACCGATATCATTGCGAACAATATAAGCGCAAAAACGACCATATGTTTCAAGACAAGTCTCTGTCGTTTCAACAAAGTCTTGCATGGTCATAAAGTCGTTTGGCTTTTGCGTGAATATTTTGTAGTACCTGCCTTTCTTTATTTCTTCATCAAGATTTCTTGAGTGCTTAAAAAGACGTACAGGCAACTGCCCCATTGACTCAGCTTTATCGCGAATACATGCGTAAACAGTAGATAGCTTCATTGCAGAATTTGCATCTACATTAACTCCTGCTACCTTTTTGCTTGGAAAGCTGCGAAATAAATCATTAGCTCCAATGCCTATGCTTTTCACGCTATATAAATCTTGTATGAATGACTTTATGCCCACGAAAAATCCTCTAATCAAAAATTACTCATCGCCATACTCGATATAATAAAGCAATATAAGCTTTTCATGTAGTGATAATGATGAGACATAAAACCATATAATAACAAATAAAATTAAGTAAACGATAATTAAGGCCATAAATGAATATGTAGCTATCATTATTATGTCGCTCAACTTTAGTTCCTAAATTAATCCGCGACTCTCGTACACGTTATGTTTAACTTCCTGCAATGTTGCACAAGATAGCGCAATTACAGTCGCAATTAAAGGATCAATCTTATCGGTCTGGATATTCTCGCGATAAACTGACACGTTATTCATTTTTGTTACGCCCAATATAGCATTAGTTGTAGCAAATTCAAACAAGTCATCATCATAAGCAAAAGTCTCGTTTTTAATTAGCTCCTCAAGTTTTTTCGTTGGTTCTGACATATTGCCGACACCTTGAGAAACAGAAACCATCGGTAAGCCAGCCTCCTCCATATCCATAGCAGTTTCACGCATTTTATATGGATCGTAGCCAAACATTTCCACATCAAAATTGTCATTTATCCACAGGAAGTATTTTTTAAGCTGCGAGTTTTTTATGACCTTACCATCAAGCACCTCTAAGTTTTTATTCTCGATGGCCTTGTTGTAAACGCTACGCAAGTAGTCAGTCGCATCTTTAACTGCTTGCATTGGTAGTAAATTGATATAAAAACAGTCAGCACCTCCAAGTTCATTTGGAAATAACAGGCAGAATGAAGTTATGTCATTCACAAGCGACCTGTCAAAGCCAACAGTACACTCACGTCCGTAATACTCTTCGATATTCATTATTTTACGGCAATTCTTTACTTCATCAAGATCAAGCCATTTGTCTGCGCCAGAAACGAATACGTTTAAATGCTTAGTCATGAAGTTGGCTTTTTCTTCAGAGGAAAGTGTTGCCTCAATAAATCTGTCTCGTAAATACTCTATGCTTGGCTGCCTGCCAAGTGCAGGGTTGGCCTTATACCAGTTTTTTTCTTCGCTCCAATCATCGCCTTTATCTATCTCATAGATCATATAAAAGTAAGCGTCTTGAACTCGCTCACCAGACAGCACTTTTTTACCGGCTTTATTTAGATCGGTACAAATCCCATCAAGTACAGTTCCGGCAGTTGTGATAGTGAGCATTAAACCTTCTGGCTGCGCACCAAAGGCTGAAACCATTACACCATACAAATTCCTGTCTTTAATTGCGTGACATTCATCGAGTGAGGCAACTAGGGGGTTAAGTCCATCAAGTGAGTTTGAGTCACTTGCTAATGGCTTAAACTCACCTTCTTGTGATGGCAGTAATATATCGTTAGCGCGTGGTTTAAATATCGACATCAACTCTGGCGATAACTTGATCATGACCAAGGCGGCAGACCATAATATTTTAGCCTGATCTTTTTTCGTAGCGACAGAGTAAGCGCGTGGCCTGAAATATCCCGCTGTATACATCACATAAAGTGTTAAGCCACCTGCTAATGTTGACTTGCCAGCCTTTCGGCCTACCTGAATGTAAGCGTACTTATATTTGCGTAGTCCTGAATCAGTGATTTTCCATGCCATGAGGCAGCAGCACATAAAAATCTGCCAAGGGAAAAGAACCGTAGCCTTGCCGACAGCCTTGCCATCAGTGATGGGTATGAATTTAAACCAGTTGACTACGTTTTCAGCTTCATCGCTATCGAAATATACATCACTACGCAACAGGTCCTTTAAGTGTCGCTCACAGGCTTTTTTTATCCACTTTCCCGCAATGATTTTACCTGTAACTACATCGTGAGCATATCGATGACACCAGCGATAATCCTGATCGCCATCGACTAACTCGGGGAATGCGTACTTTTCAATATCATCGAGAAATGACTTTTCAGCTAACTCTTTAATTATCAATTAAAACGCCCTTAACTCTTCAAATATTACACCAGCATCATGCTCAGAAATATCAGTACCATGCGGTGATGCAATCCATCCCATACCTGTCATCTTAACATTCATTTTATCATTTTTGTTGTAGATGTTCTTATGGTGATCATTTAAGTATCCAACTAAATCTTTTTGATGGTATCGGTGTTTGAATTTAACTAGCTCAAGTTTGCACGTTTTTTTCCTTTTTCTATACAGAATACTGCAAGCATAACTGACCAAAAATAAGGGTAGTCTGAAATTGCGGTTGCAATATTGCGTGTCATTGTAATGGCCTTACCTTGCAAGTTGGTCAATATAATGTCTTGCTCTGGAACGTCATCATTAGCAAAGTATACTACAACCCGATTTTTTAATAGTGCTTCGTTTTTTAGTCGAATTG